TGGAAACCGCTTTCTCCTTGGAAACCTTGTAAGCCTTGTACACCTTGCGTACCAAATCCAATTGGTCCAACATTACCCTGAATACCTTGGGCAGCTTGCATACCTTGTATACCTTGGAAACCATCATTACCCTGAATACCAGAAGCACCAGGCGCTCCTACGCCTTGCGTACCTTGCATACCTTGCATGCCTTGGAAACCATCTGCACCTTGGAAACCCAACGAGCCTTGTACACCCTGTGGCCCGTCTCCACCGACTTCACCTTCGTCACCTTGTTGTCCTTCAGGACCTTGAATACCGGTAGCACCTTGCGTACCAATTCCTTCATTTCCCTGAAAACCCTGAAAACCTTGTGTACCCTGAAAACCTTGCACACCTTGCGAGCCTACGCCACCGATAAATCCTGCTGTACCTTGTGAACCGACATCACCCTGAATACCGGTCGTACCTTGAGAACCAGTTGCACCGATATCACCGGTTCTTGCAAACGTGATAACAACATCTTCACCATCTGTGAAACTAGTGACTGAACCGTTTACATATGAAGAGATTATGTTAAAATAACCTGAAAGTTCTTGGACACTAGTTATAGTGAATACTGCAAAATTCTCAGGTGAACCATTTTCAGATACTTTAAAGTGACCTTTGATAGGGCTTGTTGAGTCATCAATAGTTCTAAGGAACGGTTGAATGTCCGTAAAGTTATCATCTCTATCGTCCATATACAGATTACCTGCAGAGTTAATGCTCGTATTGCTAAACTTAAGTGTACCAACACCTGGGTCTGATGTAGTAGTATCTGTGCTGAATGTGTAATCAAAAGTAACACCACCAAACGAACCAGTTGTACCTTGCTGACCCGGTCCACCTTGTAAACCAAATGTTCCTTGTGTACCTTGTGGACCGATCGGACCAGGGAAACCTTGAACTCCTTGAAAGCCTGTATCGCCTTGAATACCAATTGTGCCTTGAATACCCTGATTACCTGCACCTGTATCGCCTTGTAAACCTATAAATCCTTGAATACCTTGTAGAGCTTGAACACCCTGAGTACCCTGAGGACCAAGATCTGAAGTAACAATAGTATTACCCATACCAGCATGTAATTGGCATTGATAATATAAAGATGCTGGCGCGTCAAAAGGAACTCTGAATGTAATAATTCCAGATGCTGCCCCGTTATTTGTAACGCCGTCATTATACTGAGCTCCACCGTTTGAAACTCTAATATCAAATGGGTGACCAGGCGCATCTACATCAAATAAGTAGGTAAATCCTCTAATTAAATGTAAGACTGGATCTGCAACAGTATCTACTATATAGTCTGTACTTCCAGAGCTAGTTACGGTAAATGTTCTTGCACCTTCGATACCTTGCATACCTTGCATGCCCTGAATACCGGTAGTACCTTGAATAGATTGTGGTCCTTGTGTTCCTTGAACGCCCTGAACTCCTTGAACGCCTTGATGTCCTTGAACACCCTGCGTTCCTCGTATACCTGCTGGAATAAAGTTGATAATAGCTTTAGAACCGTGATCATTTACTACGTTATTCCAATCATTGCTTGCAACAGAAGAAGACTCTACGTGGGTAACGTCAAATTCACCCCATAGTTTTGAGCCTGAAGAATCCCAAGTCCAATTAGTAAATTCGTAAACAACGAAGTGATGTCCTGGAGGTCCATTATCGTCGTGTTCACTTTCGATAAAGATTTGACCTTTAACCGCTGATTGATTTGAGTCTAAATAATCAAAAATATCATCTATTGCAGCAGAATAATTATCTAGCGGCAAATCGTCAATAGTTAATTTTGTAGCTAAAGTAATGTCAGCGTTATTAATTTTCCAATTGCTTGTACCAGGATCTGTTGTTGGAGTAACGTTAGAGTTAAAATTCCATTCGAATGTTAATCCGCCGTGATTACCGCCAATTCCTTGAATACCCTGATTACCTAGTGTACCCTGAAATCCTGTATCACCTTGGATACCCGTTGTTCCCTGATAGCCTTGAAAACCTTGAATTCCTTGAACCCCTTGGTCTCCTTGTAAACCCTGTATTCCTTGTGTACCTGTTCCACCTTGTATGCCCTGCACACCTTGAACAGATTGAACACCTTGAATTCCTTGAATTCCTTGCGTTCCTTGATTTCCCTGAATACCTTTAATACCCTGTATGCCTTGATGGCCTTGGATACCCTGAATAGATTGTGGACCTTGAGTACCTTGATTACCGAGTAAACCTTGTACGCCTTGATGTCCCTGCGTTCCTTGAAAACCTTGAACTCCCTGAAAACCTCTATCACCTGATATATCTAAAGCAACAATACACGGTAATGAAATATATGTTCCTGGATTAGAAGGTAAATCCTCAGCAACAAAATCTTCTTTATTACCATTACCACTTAGATAAGTAACATCTAAATCAAAGTAACTACCATCATCAACCAATCCTTGGATTGAGAATATGGCATACGTACTAGGATTATCACGCAATGTGATTTTTATATAACCTTTATTGGTAGAGCTAGATGTACCTAACGCATTGAAGTAAGCTGTTAAATCAATGTTAAATGTATCACTATCAGCAATCCAAAGTTTAGTTGCGCCAGTTAATGCACCTGTATCAGCTGCTGGCGAATTGAATATCATAAATCCAGAAGTAGCTGGACCTGGCTCTGCAAATTGGTGTCCTACGTTATATTGAACAACCATTCCTGAGTCGTCACCTGAGAAACCTTGGAAACCTAGGTCACCCTGTATACCAGTTGTACCCTGAATAGATTGCGGTCCTTGTATACCCTGAAAACCGAGTAAGCCCTGAATACCTTGCGTACCCTGATCTCCTTGGACACCTTGAATTCCTTGAACCCCTTGGTCTCCTTGAATACCTTGCATACCCTGAATACCGGTATCGCCTTGTATACCTTGCGTTCCTTGAAATCCTCTATAACCGCGAGAACCTTGAATACCTTCTTCACCAATTGTACCCTGTGTACCTTGGTTACCTAACGTACCCTGAAAACCTTGAACACCCCTAAACGATCCAACATTTACCCAGACTGCTCCGTCATAAACCCAAAGTTCATCATCTGCATTATCGATAACACCTTGACCAGTTGTAGCCGATGGGAATGCAGTATTAAGAGTTGCCTGTTGGTCTCCGCCAGTATCAACATCTGTAACAGAACCAATAACATCAAATCCTGGACCATACGTACCCTGTGTACCTTGTAATCCATCATCACCTTGAAGACCAGTTGTACCCTGAATTCCTGCACCAACTGCGTTCCAAGCTGTACCGTTAGAAACATATATTAAACCGTCTGAACCATAAGCAATGGCTCCAGTATACGGGGCAGGATCTAATTGGATGGGTACAGCTTGTGGCGTACCCTTACCAATTATTCTACTTCCGCTTATTGAATTAAATGCCATTAGACGTCATCCTCTTCGGCTTGGCCCAGTGTAAACGATAACGTAGCATGAATTGCTAAGTTTGTATCAGCCTTCAGATTTAATAAATCACCTGATTTAAAAAATTGCCCGTTAAGAGGTAATGGAATAGTTTCATAACCTGGAATTTGTAAATTTCTAACTAGATAAAATTCTGCATTCTCAGCTTCTCTATGTACTTCTACATCAACCGCTACCGTGTTTGCGGTAATGTTACATAAAATGAGTGGTGAAATAACTTCACCAACGCCAGGTTCTGTTGTAGTTGAACCCCCAAAGACTAGCTCTGGGACTTCATAATTTGGTACTTCTATCATTGGCAACCAGTTGGTAGTCAATGTAAAGGATTTGGCGACCGGTTTTGCATCAGGCGCCTGTGATGTTGCTATTGTGTAAATTGCCATTATAGAGTTGCCCTACTATTTGATGCCCTTCGGGCAAGTTTTCTAACAGATGAGGTAAATGGTCTACCTTCAATTCGACCTGTTCTACCATTAATCTTAAGACCTCTTGCGAAGTACTGGTTGTTTAATTCGTCTGATCCTGACCATCTAATACGACCACCATTTTCTGATAATACCGAAGCATTAGCACCGATAGCAGCACCAACGTTTCTGAAGTTAAGCGGCAACGCATTTCTGTTAACACCAGCTGAAGCACCGTTAAACTGGTGCGCGATAGATTCAACTAACGACCCAAAGGTCAAGAAGTCTGGTCTAATAACACTGTCTATAATTACGTTATCAATCAATTCTGTTACCGTCGTTTGGTGTGTTACATCAGGAGCGATATTTGTATTTATATAAGTTTTCATGCGTGACCACGCCTCAGTGAAGGCAAGTAATAAATCTGTATTGTTATTACCTTCAGATACAATGTTCCAAGCACCTGCACCGTTATATACGTAAATAGCACCTACATAACGATTAGCATTTGGATCTGTTGGAACAATACGAGCATCCCATTTCTTAGAAGTCGCGTTCAAAGTTGCTAACGCAGGAACATTATCGACTGTACCTTTAAATCTCAATCTACGCCAATTTGTATATGCTGCAGGTGGATTAAACACTGGGAATACGTGTTGTGCATCGATATTAAACAATGCGCCAACAAACGATCTTGCAGCTTTATCAGAACCAACTGTACCAACATCTGGATCAGCTACACGGCCATTAAAGTCGTTTTGTAGAACTTTAAGGAAGTTGAGACCATCACGATAAGTTTTAGGTAAGTCAATAAACTTATATTCTGAAGTGATAAATCTTTGTACTTCTCTTTGTAGTTTAACTTTATTATTAGCAAGAATTTGTTTTGCGAAACCGTATTCTTTGTTTGTTTCCCATTCGAAGTTAGGTTCTGTTACAGGACCAAGAGCTTGAGGTGTGTCATAGAACATTACGTTATGTAATATATCACCAAGTTTAATTGCTTGAGCTTCTTGTGTAGTTGTACCTAATTCTGAACGAACAGCTTGACCAGCAAGTTTTCCTATAACTACTTGACTTACTATTTTACCAAGTTGACGATAAGCTTTAGCAGTAGCCACTCTTGTGTCTTCAGGAATACGTAATTCATTATTCCAATAATAGAAATCAGCGTTCCATCTTGTTGCCAAGTTACCACCATAGTTAAGGTCCCAACTCATAGCATCTACAATATAACCAGCATCTCTACGACACTTAGCTTTAGAATAATCGATAATTGTAAATGTATCTTTCAAGAACTTAGTAATATCATCAGCTAATTCATCGAGGTTATCATCGATAATTTTACCTGCTTCAACTTTAGAAGCATTAACCCAACTTATGTTAGGCTCGATAATATCAGGTAGACCATCAGTATTATCTCTTCTAATTGCATCTTCAACAATTCTTACTAGATCTGCAACTTCTTCACCTTCAACCGCGGTAGCGTTTGTATTTGTTTTATCTTGCGCAGTCCAAGTTCTTACTGCTTTCTTAAGACCTTCTTCAGTTGCACTTACGAATGTATGTACACCTGAGTATGTGGCTGCAGCTCCAACCCACATTGTAATGACACTACCTTCAACATATAAGATTGGGCATGGTACATCGTAATATGGATGATGTGCTTCAGGTACAGCATGGTTAGTTACACCAGAACCAGTATCACAAGCGAATGTGAAGCTTGCAGGATCGAATGATACGTAATCACCAATCTTAAATCCGTGATCTGCAGGAAGTGTAGCTGTGAAGTAACCCGTATCAGCATCGTATGTTGCGTTTGTGGCAGTAAATCCTGTTTGATATGCTGTCTGACCTTGTACGATAGCTTCAACAACTCTTGCCATTTCAGTAAAGAATTTAGCGGTTTGTTGTCTTTGATCTGCAGGTAAGATTGAGTGAGCACCTTCAAAGTATAAGCCTGCTGTCATCAACATTGCATAGTTAGTTGTATAGTTAACATCGTGTGAAATAGAGTCTATCATCACACCAACATCTCTGCGACATTTTTCTTTAGAGTAACTAATACCGTTATATGTTTCTGAAATATAAACTTGCAAGTCTTTAGCCATCTGAATAGAGTTGTTATCTATTGCAGCTTTAGCAGTTATCAAGTTAGTTTCAATCCAACTTGTATCAGGATCAATTCTTGATGGAATATTTGCAGGACTATTATCGTCTGCAACTTTCGCCAACATCGTAGCTAATTCCATCGCTTCGTTTGCGATAGATCTTCTTGCAGTCATATTACTCATTTCTTGCTTAACAGTATTACCAGTTAAGTGAGTAATTGCATTCATTGTAGCTCTTACAAAAGTATGAGCACCGCCACCTTTACCGTAAGGAACTTTACCAACATCCATAGTAATAGTTGTTCCAGTTCTTGCAGTAATTTTCATTGGTGCATTATAGTATGGA